AGCCTACCCTTATCAACCTTAATTCCTGTCCGCCACTTCGGGAGGCACCCTAATCGGGGACCCTAACTCCCCGGGGGTGGGCGACCATTGGCCTCCAAATTCCCCCTTTCTCGGGAGACTATAGGGCCCAATGACACCCTACAGGCCCCAGGCTCTCCTGCCCGCTGGTTCGGAGTACAGCCCTGGGCAGTACAGCCGTACTCCTAGCCCTCCTGTCCCCCTTCCCCTCCCCTTGTGTCCCACCTCGGAACACTGCCCACACTATTCGGAAATGGAGTACCGAGTGAGGCTAAGTACAAGAAGCCGACAAATAGGGTATGATCGAAATAGAAAGGTACTGCCATGCAAGGCGAAACCGACCGTGACACACCGCTCCGACTCCAGGCTCGCCGGGTCCGTACCCTCGCGCGTACCCTGGCTCGGGAACTCGGCGATCGTTCCGCACCCCCGGACCCGGGAGTACGTACCCCTACCAAGGCTAGGGTACTCAGAGTCCGCCGCCCCGGCACCTCCGAGGACATGGACCTCGCCCGCGGGTACCGCACGCCCCTCGAGGAGCAGGAAGCCGGGGATCCGGAACTCCGCGCGGACAAGCAGACCCCCTGGAACATGCGCGCGGTCTGGAGGGTAGCGGTCGGTCCGGCTCCCCTCGGGGGACTGATCCCGGCCCAGGGGTACTTGGAACGGTTGCTCGACGCCTACGATCGGCACCAGTCCGCCGACATGGACGACTCCGGGCTCGCCCCGCTCACGCGCTCGGAGTCGGCGTACTTGCGTCGCCAGATCGCCATCTGGTCCCTGCGCGCCGCGGGCCTCGATCCTCGGTACCTGGCCCAGGGCACCCGTCCCGGTCGTCCGCGCGGCCCTCGGACCATCCACCCGTAAACGTCCACACCCCTCGACGGCACTCGACACATGGGGTACTCTCTCCTCAGAGGTACCCCATGCCCGATGACCATGAGTTCTACCGCACCGGTCGTGCCCTCCGCCGCGCGATCGGCGTGGGGACGGACGCCGGGAAGGACGTGAACCTGCCGGCCGAAGGGACGGCCCTGGCGCGGCAGCAGAAGACCCAGGCGGATCAGCGAAAGGCCGTCCGGTCCTTTGGCCAGCTCCTCCGGGGCCAGTCGTCCGCCGTGATCCAGGAGAACACGCGGATCAACAAGTCGCGCGGGATGACTGAAGCCGATGCGACGGCCCAGGCGATCAAGGCCAAGGACGACGAGGACGGGATCCAGTCGGATCGCTGACTCCATGCCCCTCCTCAAAGGTCGCACCCCCGCCGTCCGATCGGCAAATATCGCCGAACTCCGTCGCTCGGGCTACTCGGAGCCGCAAGCCGTGGCGATCGCTTACGCGGAGTCCCGGCGATCAGGGCCAACGAAGAAAGGATCGACTCATGCTCATAGGCGCGTCGGCGGCCAGCGAAAACATCAAAACGTATAAGCGGCAAGGGATGTCGGAGGCGGCGGCCACCGCTAAGGCGTTCAAGGACGAGAGTCTGAGCCAGCGGGAATCCCGCATCCGCGATGCGGTGCGCGATCACGTCTCGCCACCGAAACAGGGGAAGGGGAAAGCCGAACCGTGTTGCGGCCCCTCGGACGCCTACTGTTACGTCAAGGACATTTTCGACACGCAGGGATTCGCGATCGTCGAGAAGGGCTCCACGCTCCTGCGCGTCCCCTTTACCGAAACCAAGGGGGTCGTGACGTGCGGTACCCCAACGGCGGTACGCGAAGTCAAGACGTACGAGCCGGTGTGACCCATGCCCAAACGCCTCCGGTTCGTCCGTCTCATCTGCCCGTACTGCACGTGGGGGTACCGCGGGCTCGATAGCCTCCAAGCCGCGCGGGCGCTCAAGATCCATCTCGGGGAGGGCCACCCGATCACGCAACGCACCCATCTCGAGGAATTTTTAGAGGGCCCTTCGGTGTTCGACGAAACCCTCCTCCTCGAGATGTCCGCGGCGTGGCCCGCATGAACGCCGTCGCTGTTCCCGCAGCCGGGCTGAATGCGGCCGTCCTCCCGCCCGGGTTCGTGCCCGGGATCACGCCCCTGATCAATCTGTACAATCCGGTCACGGGGACGAACGAGCCGTTCTACACGCCGACCCCCAAACAGTGCGAGCTGCACTTTTCGACCCAGCGCAACGTCCTCTATGGCGGCCGTGCGGGCACCGGCAAGACGATCGCGCTCCGCAACGATGGCCACGCGCGCTGTTTGACGCAACGCGGGTACCGCTGCCTTCTCGTGCGCCGGCAGATGACCGAACTGCGGGACACGCACCTCGACAAACTCTCGGTTGAAGCGGATGCCATCGGCGCGCGGTACCGGGCCTCCGAAACCACGGTCGTCTACACAGCCACGAATTCGCGGTTCCGGTTCGGCCACGTCGAGGATGATGCGGCTCTCAAGCAGTACCTCTCCTCGGAGTTCGATTGCATCTATTTCGATGAACTGGCCACGTTCACCGAATTCCAATTCCGCTTCCTCTGTTCCCGTCTCCGTACCCAAAAAACCGGCGACAAAGCCGGGTCCATTCCCCTCGTCCGCGCCGGCTCGAACCCGGGGATGATGTGGATGTACGACTACTTCATCGCGAAGGATGTGGACGCGGATCGCGACCCCGGTTACAACCCCGATCACTATCAGTTCATCCCGGCGACCGTGGCGGACAATCCGCATCAAGATCCCGCGGAGTACAACATCCGCCTCAACTCGCTTCCCACCGAAGCGTTGCGGAAGATGTACCGCGATGGAGACTTCGATTCCGTGGAAGGGCAGTTTTACGAGGAGTGGCAAGCCTCGCGCCCGTACGAAGGGGATCTGATCCCGTGGCACGTCATCACGGAGCTGCCGTACTTTCAGGGGAAACCCTGTCTCCTCACCCCGTGGATCGAAATTATTCGGTGCCTCGATTGGGGGTTCTCGGAAGAAGAACCGGGCGTGTGCGAATGGGTCGCGTGTCTCCCTGACGGGTCGGCGATTGCCTTCCAAGAGTACAAATTCGTCGGCACCACCCCCGAAAAACTCGGGCCGATTCTTAGGGAGATGTCGCAGTTCAATCGTGCCCTGCACGGCCGCACGGGGCCGATGAAAATCCGGTACACCGTCGCCGGGGAGGACGCGTTCGCGCACCGCACGGGTGAATCGATTGCCGAAACGCTGGCCAAGCGGAAGCATGGCGGGATTGGGATGATCGTGGGCGACAATTCGCACCCCGCGGGCTTCACGCGCGTCCACTCCTGGCTCAAAACCGAATTCTTCTCGACGCGCCCCTACCCGGCGATCCAATTTCTCTCGCCCTCTTCCGCTCACGGGTGGTCCGGATGTCCCTACGCGATCCGCACCTTCCCGTCGCTCACGAAAGACAAGCTCGATCCCACGAAAATCGGCTCGCACCAACCCGATCACGCGGCCGATGCGATCAAATACTGGGCGATGTCGCGTCCCAACCCGTCGCGCGAGGTCAAACCGTCGCTGTTGGCCGGTCTACCGCCCTACGTGCGCAAGGCCCTGCTCAAGAGTCAACCGCGCGCGAGCCGACTCGGCGTAGAATCAGTGCGCAAGCGTTAAGCAAAGGATCCTGTACATGGCAGAGCAAACTTCCACGGACCTCGCGCTTCCGACCGACGATCCAGGATCTGACCCAGCTCCCGCGGTCGGTGAGGAGGATGGAGGGAAGCGTGGATCGCGGACCGCGAAACTCCTGAAGGAAGGGGTGACGGCGTGTCGGCGCTTGCGACGCGAACTCCTGACCACGTGGCAGGACAACGTCATGTACCGGGTCGGCAAGCCGTTTCGCGAAGCGCCCGACGATGATACGGTGAACATTCCTGCCGATTGGAGCCGCACCAAAAACAAGCAGGCCCAAATCTTCACGCAATGCCCGACGATCAATCTGCGCGCCCGCGTGCCGGGCCTCGCTGCCGCCGCCCCCTTGGCCGCCGCGGCCCTGAATTTCGAGTTGCAGGAAAAGATCCACGCGGAATATGCGATGGACGAGTGCGCCGGGGATGGGATCAATGCGTCCGGCATCATGATCTCGATGGTCAAATATTTGGCCGCGTTCGGGGAAACTGTGGACGTCCCCGTGGTCGATACCTCGACGATTCCTCCCGGGGATCTCGAGGTCATGATCAAGGAAAAGTTGATCGAGACGCGCCCGTACACCCCCACGCTGTACGAATGCTACGACATCGATCGGATCTCGCCCGCGCGCTTTCTGTGGCCCGTCGAATTCAAGGGCTCGAATTGGCAGAAAGCTCCGTGGCTCGGCCACGAGGGCTACATGCCCCTCACCGATGCCAAGCGCATGGGGTGGGTGGAGGAGGACGAAGAAGGCGAAGCGATGGAGGTGGATGAACTCCTGATCGACGATGATCTCGAGTTGAAGCAGCTCCCCGTGGGCCGGTACGTCAAGTACATCCAGATTTTCTATCGCGCCGCGTTCTTCGACCCCCAGGAACGACACCCTCTCAAGATCAAGCGGATGGTCCTCGTCGAATCACGCACCGAAGGGGACGAGGAGGTCGATCCGGTCGTCGATGAGGATTTCCAGTGGCAGGAATGGGTGGAAGGGACGGCCGAAGTGGAGGCCGTGCTCCCGTCACCGGAGAACCCGCAAGGGACGCCCGCGCAGCCCGCGCGCCAAGGTCGGTACATCGGTATGACCAATTTCCCGATCAAAGTCCGGACCCTGACCACCGTCTCGGACCTCGCCATCCCGCCCTCCGACTCGGAAATGGGTCGGCCCCAGGTCAAGGAGATGATTCGATCGCGCTCGCAGATGATTCGCCAGCGCGAACACTCGCTCCCCATTCGCTGGTTCGACGTCAACATGGTGGACGAAGAGATCGCCGCCCTCCTGCGCGCGGGGGTGATGCAGGACATGATCCCGATGAACGGCCCGGGGTCCAATGCCATCGGGGAAGTGGCCCGCGCCAATTACCCGCGCGAAAATTTCGAGTTCATGCGGATCTTCAACGCCGATCTGGACGAAACGTGGGCGATGGGCGCGAACCAAATGGGGCTCGAGGCCCCCGGCGATCAGTCGGCAACCGAAGCCAAGATCGTGCAGTCGTCCGGGAACGTGAAAACGGAGTACGAACGCTCGAAAATGCTCGCCTTCTTCTTGGAGAACGCGAAGGGTGTGTTCGCGCTCATGCAGATGTTCTCGGACTTCGAGGACTACGTTGAGATCATCGGCCCCAACGGCGTGCGGACCCTCAAGACGTGGAACAAGGACTCGATCCCCGGAGACTACGTCTTCGAGGCCAAACCCGATGGGGCCGTACGCGTCGATATCAGCCAGAAGAAGGCCGAAGCGATCAACGTCTACAAACTGCTGCGTCGCGACCCGCTGATCAATCCCAGTGCGCCGATCACCGAGGTTCTGCAAACGCACGGGTACGATCTGTCACAATGGCTCGTGCCGCCACCGAAACCCAAGGCCGAAAAACCGAATATTCGGTATTCGTTCAAGGGTGAGGACATGATGATGGCCATCCCCCTCGCGCGCATGCAGAAAGCCGACGATGGCCCACTCACTGAGCAGGATATCGAAGCCGCTAAGAAGATGATCCAGTTGGCGCTCGAGATCATGCCCGCGGTCGCTGAAGCCGTGCCCGGGATGGTGCAGGATCCGACTGCCGAGGCCAACGCGAAAGCGGACACGACCCATCCCGGTCCTACGGCGTCCGTGCAGCCCTTGAATCGACGGTACGAAAATGCTGGAACCCCCGCGGCGACGGGTGGAGGATCGTAATGGCTGGAGGAGAGATTCGCTTGTCGGAATTGCCCCCCGTCCCACTCGTGGGGCAACCGTGCGTGGTCCACGCAGAAACAGCCGCGATCATGGTGACACTGACGTGCAAATGTCACCAGGACAACACGCCCGTATTCCTCCGTGGAGCCGACGTCGCCGCCGCGTGCATGCGGTGCGGGAACATTTACCAAATCGTCGCGGCATCCTACGACATTCGGAACCCCACGCAGGGGCTTCCCTCTGTCGGCGTCGCGGTGATGGGCAACCACCGCGCCGATATCAAGGTAGGGGGATAGGCGATGGCGAATCTGATCACCAACAAATTCAAATTTGAGGCGTTCACGGGAGACGCGAACCTCGATGCGGCGGATCTCCGGTGCTTGCTCCTCACGACAGCCGGAGCGCCGACTGCGGATACCAACTTTGTATCCGATATCGTTGCCAACGAGGTGACGGTCGGCGGGTACGCGCGACAAACCCTCACCGGGGAAACCGTCACTGAGGACGATACGAACGATTTCGCGTACCTCGATGCGAACGATCCCTCCTTCACCGCGCTCGTCGCGGGCGAGACGGTGGGATGGACGATCCTTTATCGTCACACCGGTGCCGATGCCACCGCGCCCGTGTACGCGGCGTACGACATCACCGACACGCCCACCAACGGGAGCAACATCGATATCACGTGGAATACGCCCGCCAACGGCGGACTGATCAAAGGAGCTTAACGACATGGCGAAGCCTACGATGCGGGATCGTCTCCAGGGATTTCTCAATCCCATTCGTGCTGGATCGCGCGTGTCGATCCCGATCGACCGCGAAATCCTTCCCCAGGTGATCAAAGCCTTCACGCACGTCCGGACGTGGACGTGTGGATGCGGCGCGGAACTCAAGATCCGCTCGCGCGACGATCACCCCGAAGGCAAATCCAATTTCATCGTGTACCCCACGGGTCACACGCTCGCCGGCCATAGCGTGCTGCCGCCATCCGAACTCACGTGGAACGGGTTGGCGACCGAACGGGGCTGGATCGTGGAGGGCGCGGTGCAGTGTCCCGCGTGCCAACGGGGGATGACGGTCGATGCGTACAAAGCAATGCGACGAGAGAGGGGCCAGTAGCATGCGTACCGTTCCACGACCGATCCCGGCACACAATTTGTTCGGCGACCATGGACCGCGCTGTCCGACGTGTTCGGGCCTCGGTCGCATTCTCCTGCTTGGGAGCTACGGCAATCCCACGCGATCCGCGTCGTCGTGTCGCTGCAAGGGGACCGGGCTCGATCTCGAGGCGATGCAACAGAGCAAAATCGCGGCGCTGGAGCGCCAGCTCGCGGCCCTCCAGCGTGATTACATGCGTTTGCGGACCGCCCGGGATCGCCGACCCCCCACGCTCAAAAATTCGCGTCAGTACTGGTCCGAAATGATCGCGTGGGCGACGGTGGACGGTACCGCGGTTGCCAACACGACGACGGAAGCGATTCTGTTCCCGAACGTCACCGTCCCCGCGAATTACATGCAGGACGGCCGCGTGCTCCGCCTCGAGTCGCATGGACGGTGGGGCAACGTGGTGACCAGTGTCCCGACGATGACCTGGGCGGTTCGGTGGGGCGGGGTGGGCGGCACGGTGCTCGCCACGACCGGGGCTATCGTCACCCCCGCCGCCGCGACGACCGCGGCGATCTGGTCCATGAAGGTCAAGATCACGACACGCAGCAACGGATCGACCGGGACGCTGTTTGTTGTCATGGAAGTGGCGATGGGGACCTCCACGGTGGCCACGTTCGGGACCGTCGCGCAGTACGGCCTTGTGCAATTCGGCGGATCAGCCGGCGTCGCGACGCCCGCCGCGGTGACGGCCGATCTGACCGCGGATACCGCCCTGTCTGTCACTCTCGATTGGTCAGCCGCCAATGCGGCCAACACGGCCACCGGGCACATGCACACGGTAGAATCGCTCAACTGACGCGCGATGGGGGCGTTGACCATCCCGGCTGCTTCGCGCTTCTATTTCCACGCGTCTGGGGCGATTGCGACGCCCACGAATCCCGCGTTCGATGCGGGCTGGGAACAAACGGGGCAAGCGGTCCGTCTGCCGATGGATCGCAAGCCCCAGCAAGGCCCGCAAACCGCCCTGGCCAATTCGGCCACGATCACGGTCCCCATTACGACGACGCAGCAAATTCTGTGTCATCAGTTCGTCTCGAATGAGGTGTTTCTCCCGGTCCGTCTCGACGCGAGTGTCACGTTCTCGATGGTCATGCGCACGATCGAGTCGTCGGCCAGTGCGAATGCCTTTCTGGCCTATGTGCTGCGCGCGGTGAGCGTCGATGGCGGGACGTTCCTCGGCACGTTGGCCTCGTCGATGACGAATGCGGGCACCGAATACGGAACGGCCGCGGCCACCAGAATCTTTTCAGCGATCGTGCTCACCGCAACGACGCTGAGTGAGCCCTGGCGATTAGTGATCGATCTCGGGGCACATGCCCAAGCCCCCGCCGCAGGGGCCTCGTACACGCATCGCCCCGGGACGTCGGCGGCCAGTGATTTTGCCCTCACCAGTGGCCTCACGACCGATCTGAATCCCTGGCTCGAGCTGAGTGCCGACCTGCGGGCGACGCCGATCAATAACGCCCAATCCTTCCGTGCCGCGAGTGGGATCTCGACCTCCATGGGAGGCTTTCGATGATCACGGCCGCACGGTTCACGGGCGTCGCGACCACGGATTGCTTGAGCCGCACGACCAATCTCCCAACGATCACCGGCTTCACGGTCATGGGATGGTTTCGGGCGGCTGTCGATACGGGAGCCACGCAGGACGCGTGTGTGTTTGGGACCACAGGCGGCAATGCGTACTTTCTCCAACGCAACATCGGTGGGTTGTTTGCGATCTATAACGGCGTGGGGGCGGTCACGGGATCCGCCATCGCGATCCAGCGGTGGGTGCATCTCGCGTACACGTGCGCGGGGACCGGGGCGGGTCAAGTGCTCGGGTACTTGAATGGCAATCTGGACATTACCCAGAATGGCAACGCGGGCATCACCGCGACCCTCCTCCGCATTGGGGGCGGCGGGGTGGGCTACGATGAACGGGTAAATGGATTCATGGCCGACGTGAAAATCTATGATGCCGTACTGACCCAAGCGGAGATCGATCGCGAGATGCGGCAGTACGCGCTCTTCCGCACCGCGAACCTCAACACCGAACTCAAGATGCTCACCGCTGCCACCGCCATCACCGACACCAGCGGCAACGGGTTCGATATGACGCTCGCCGGGACGATGGTGGATGATGCGGGTCCGCCCATTCCCGTTGTCGATAGTACCCGATTCGCCATTCCCCTCCGCCCCGCGATCTTTCGTCCAGGGATCGCGCGATGAGCTTCTTCCAACTCCGTTCCGGTACGCGCAACCCGCTCGCCACTTCCGTGGTGGCGGGCAACGTCGCGCTCGCCGCTGGGGATCAGCTCATTACCTTCACGGCCCCCGTGGCGACCCGTACGGTATCGGCCGTCGCTCGGGCCGCAGGGAATCAGACCCTCACGTTCACCGCGCCCCTCGCCACGCGAGTGGTGAGTACCGTGGCTCGAGCAGCCGGGGCGCAACTCGTGACGTTCACCGCCCCGGGAGCCACCGTGACTCTCGGGACCGTGGCCCGTGCTGCGGGGAGCCAAACGATCACCTTCACCGCCCCCGCCGCTTCAGTGGGTGGCCCAACGGTCCTCGCGGCCGGCAGTCAAACGATCACCTTCACCGCTCCGGTGGCCACGCGAGTGGTCAGTACCGTCGTCCGCACGGCTGGAGGGCAGCTCATCACCTTCACCGCTCCTGGGGCCACGGTCACTGCGAATATAATCGTCCCAGCCGGCAGTCAAACGATCACGTTCACGGCCCCCGTGGCGACGCGCACCGTCTCCACCGTGACACGCACGGCCGGGAGTCAGACGATCACCTTCACGGCTCCCGTGGCCTCGATTAGTGGCGGAGGAGCGGTGGTCGCGACGAACGTCAGTGCGTGGACGGGCATGTCGAGTCGCGAAGAATTCGGTCAGCATCACTGAGGAGCGTGCAGCATGTCTCAAGGCTATGATCGCCAGTACCCCGTTGGTCTGACCCCCCAGGTCGATGCCCCCGCCGTCAATACGGCCGCGGTGGTCACGATCGCCGCTCCTGGGGTTGGGTATCGTACCCTCATCAAACAATTGCTGTGGTCGTACTCCGCCGCCCCCACGGGTGGGCGCTTGACGATCACCGACGCGGGAGTCACGGTACTCGACATCGATATCATCGCCGGAGGACCGGGTCCGCTGATGGCCGACTACACCGGTGGGGACAATGCGGTCCTCGTGGTCACGTTGGCCGCGGCGACGATCACCGGCAAATTGACCGTGTGGTCGCACAAGACGTCCACGATCCCCGGCGTCGCGCGTTCTTGACGTCGGTGATACGCTCGTTCATGATCATGGCCGTTTCCCATGCCTAATTACGATCGCCAATGCGCCAACGGGCACCAGCAGCTCGATTGCTGGGAGCCCATGACGAATCCCGGCGATCCCGCGTGCCCGACGTGCGCCTTGCCGCTCGTGCGGACGCTCCTTGGTGGGCAGACCAACGCCGTCAAGGACGACAGTATTCCCGGTGGATTGTGGATCCGCAATGGATTGTGTCACCCCGACGGTACGCCCCGCCGGTACGATTCATGGACCGAGATCCACCGGGAAGCCAAACGCCTCGGCCTCGAGCCGAAGGTCAATCACGTGACCGATCCGCGGACCGGGAGTGACAAGAGCACGTTCACGACGCGGTGGTTCAGCGCCGATCTCACGAATTTTGACGACCCTGCCGTGCAGCTCCACCGCAAGCAAGCGATGGCCGCGTGGCTCGGGGTCACACTCGACGAATTCGAGCGGATCCGAAATCCGCCGCCACAAGATTTGCTGCCGATGGATGAGGTCGAATTCGCAATTCGCCACGAAGTCTCGCAGCACCGGCTCGTCGGTCATCTCAATGACGACTGACAACAGCACGCGCACTGGGTACGGCGCGACACCAACGGCCCATTCGCGGTTACTCAGCCGCGAGAACAATTGAGGGTGATGTATGGCAGATGATCTCACGTCCGCAATCACTGGAGCGATGGCGAGCGCCGGCATTTCCGAGGGTGGAGATGCGATCGACGCCGGCCCAAGCCTAGATGACGCCGCGGACACAGGGGACACGACTCCGGAGGGCGGCGACGAAGCCGCGACTCCCGACGCCGATGCGGATGACGCCGAGGCGGACGCGGGCACTGGCGACACAGGTGCGGAGGACGCGGACCCTGACGCAGAAGGGGAACCCGACGCAGAGGACACGGACGGAACGGGCGAGGCGGCCGATGATGAGCCTCCCGTGCAGAGTGAGGGTAAGGATCGGGGCAAAAAGAAGGATGGCCCGATACCGCTCGATCGGCACGAGAAGATCATCAAAAACATTCGTGCGGAGTACGAAGATCCCAAAACGGGTAAGTACACCGCCGTCGTGAACGAACTCACCGGGCTGGCGCGTTTGGTTACAGGCGCGCGGACCGTGGGCGATGGGTTGAGCGAAGTCAAGGCACGCGTGCGTGCGTTCGACATGGCGCAAACCAATCCCGAAGAGTTCGCGAAACGCATCGTCAAAGATCCCAAGATTGCCAAATTTCTCGTCCTGCGAGGCGAAGAGGGGGTCCTGACCCCGTCCAGCAAGCCGGCGAGCAAAGCAGGCGATCGTCCGAAGCCCAATGCGATCGTGCGGGACAGCGAAGGGAAAGCCGTCGTCGATCCCGACACCAATGAACCGGTCCGGTATTACGACGACAAAGGACTCGAAGCTCTGTCCGATTGGCTCGAGGCGCGCGCGGATGAGCGAGCGGAAACCGCCGCTGAGAAGGTGCGTCGCGAACTGAAGGATGAGTACGACACGAAGTACGGTCCCATTTATGATCGCGAGAAGGCGACGGAACTGTTTGCCGAGGAAGTGCAGGGGCAACGGGAGCTGATCGCGTACGCGCGGGATAATTGGGAAGACTTCGTACCGAACGAGCCCGCGATCCAAGCCCTCGTGCTCTCACCCGAGGGTGCGAAGCTGACGCTGTTTGATGCGTACCGCAAAATCGTGGTGGGTGGCTACAAGGCCAAGACCGCGAAAAAGGACACCGATCTGCGGAAGCGACATCTGTCGGATCTCAACCGCAAAACCAAAGCTGCACAGCCCGCCGTCCCAGGTCACCCGGCCCCCGTGCTCCACGAAGAGAGTGGGGGATCGAGTGACGAGTTGACCCGTACCATCATGGGCGCGGTACGACGCAGCGGACTCAACAAGTAGGGCCATCATGCCGAGCATTGCCCAGATCACCGCGGTCAGCTACAACGCGGTGCTGGCGAAGATGAGGAAAGCGGACAACCAGTGGAACGAATCCGCCCTCATGAAAGAGTACGAACGTCAGGGGTACATCAAGCGTGTCCCTGGCGGACCCCAGATCGAAGCGACCCTGGACTATCGCCGGAACCCCGGTGCTGGATTCCAGGCGTTCGATCTCGATCCGTTGGCCATGGGCAAAACGGATGTCATCACGGCCGCCCTCTACGACCCAGGACAGCTCTCCGTCCCCGTGGTCTGGAGCAAGGCCGACGAGGCCAAGAACCCCACGGTCAACCAGAAGGTGGCGCTCACCAAGCAGCTCCTCGAGAACGCCATCAACTCGCACGATGACATCGTGGAACAGGCGCTATTCGGTGTCATCACGACCGGGTTCTTGGGCTTTCAGTCGTTGATCCCCGACTCCGGTCAGGG